CTCGATGCTGAAGGCCATCTTGTTGAACTCGTCACCGCTCTCACCGAGGGTTTCAGAGTTCAGGGTGCTCATGCCTTGACCAACGCTATAGTCAGCAGGACCAGCATTGGGATCAAGAACACCAGGGTTCGAACCACGCTGAAGGGTTGTACCGAAACCAACGGAACCGCCGGAATCAGAACCACCAGTGTAGTCGCCTTGGTTAGCGTCATAACCTTGACGCTGAGCGGAGAATGCCGAATCGGGCTCGTTGAACAGGGCCTCGGTTCCGGTCATGTTCTCGTAGCGAGAACGCATTGCGAAGATCAGACCAGTGGGGCCGCTCATGGGTTGAACGCCAGCGAGGTCATAAGCGACCAAGTTGGGCATCGAGCGACGGATGAGGCTGATCAGAACGGGGTCAAAACCACCAGTGGGGTTACCGCTGTCGGTTCCACCAGTACCGTTATAGTAAGCACCACCACCAGCAGAGAAAGACTGGGTGGGGGCTTCCATCAGGTTGTGACCACGATTGAAAGCTTGCTCCTCAGAGAGGAACTTTTCTTGGTTTTCCAAGAGAGCGGCAGTTACTGCACGACGATGGGGATCCTTGATAGGATCGCATCCAGCGTAATCCAGAAGGGGAGCCCACTTCTCTTGAAGCTGTTGCGAGTTAAACATGCTTCGTTTACCTGTGATTGTTTGAGTTTACTAAAGGGGTGTGAGATTATTTGTTGCCGAGAGCACGAAGATATGCCGACATGCGACCCGAGGGAGCCGCAGGTACAGTTTCCATACCTTCAGTCAATGTCTCGGTTTGCTCTTTTTTGGCAACGCCTTCGGTGGAGAAATACGATTCTCTCAGAGTTACCAGTCTCTCACGATAGGATTCTTCACTCTCAAACTCAACACTTTCTGCAAGAGATGCGAGTTTCTCCTTCTGAGTTACAGCAAGTCCTTCGGATACGTCCTTAAGGATGTGATCAGCGACGGACTCACCGAGCCTCTGATTCAGAGAAATATTCTTCTCAATTTGCTCGTTGAGTTTTGCCTCCATGTCATCAAGTTTGTCTACCATCATTTCGACAACATCATATTTATCGTCAGGGATATTCACATAATGATCTTCAAAGAGACCTCTCATTCCTTGGAGGAACGATTCGGTCATTTCTGTTTTGAGACCGTGCTCAATCTGAAGTTCGTTTTCCTTGATCCACTCTTCGGAAACGTACTCAAGATATGCATCGACACGAGTGATCAATTCTTCTTTGATCTCTTCAACTTCTTCTACAATACGTGCAGCATATGCTTCTTCCAGTTGCTCACGAACTTCAGAAACTTTTGCTTTTACGGTTGCTTCAAAGATGACTCTCGCTTTCTCTTGGAAATCTTCGGAAAGTTCTTCGCCGGAGAAGAGAGCAGCAACATCTTCTTCGATGTCAACATCTTCTTCGGTTCCTTCCTCTTCGATGGTAGCGTCATCCACGATTTCTTCTTCGGTTTCTGCTTCTTCACCATAGGTGTTTTTCTTAGAAGCATCCATTGCCTCAGCTGCTTTTGCTTTTGCATTAACTACATTACGAACATGAGAGAGCGAAGGCTCTTTCAGTTTTGCCGAATCATTGTCGGGCTTGTAGTTCTCAGGAGTGGGGCCACCGAGGTCTTCAATCTGAGCATGTCCAGGGACATATCCGCTCTTGGTTGAAGAGTCCATCGATTCGCCAGCTTTCGCTCCCCTGGTTACAGGGTTCTCCATTTCTTGTAAGTTTTTTCCAGCGGACATTGTTAACTTCTCCGAAAAAAATCGTGTTAAATTTAACCTAAATGTATTTATAAATTACAAGTTTGCCAAGAAATCTTGGAAGAGATTTAACTTATTCTCTTCAAGTCTTCTGTTATCAACTAATGTATTGATTTTCTTGTATGTTCTTTCAGCGAGTTTTTCACGGAGGATTCCTCCATCCCAAACCCACTCTTTTCCTTCCATGATTCCGTTAACGAAAGCATCAGGAGCGGAAGGGTCGGCAACGATGTCAGCAGCTGTTGCCAGCATAAAGTCATCATTGACCATTTTGTATCCTTCTCTGGTTGCGGATAAAGTTCCAACACCACGAGAAGAAACACCAAGTCTTACACCCTCATTGAGAAGAGATTCTGCAATCTTACCCATGGGGGTGGAAAGGATCTTTGCTTTACCGATCCAGTTGTTTCCTTCTCTTTGAAGAGAAACAATTTTGTGAGAAACTCTATCAAGGTTTACTGTAGGCCCATCGGGGTGACCTAATTCGCCAAGAGCACGTCCTTTATCGATGAAAGTTTCGGTGTATCTCTTCACCTCTCTTTCCATCAACTGACTGGAATAGACACGATTGTTTCTGTTGGGCATTTCTGTTTGAAGAAATACTCCTTCAATGTAGAGGTTCTTTTTACCGTTGCGTTGCTCAACGATAACTTCGACCTGCTCGATTTCTTCCCTGATGAGTTTCATTTTTTTAAACGGTAAATCCTACTTTTGCACCAAGAACTAATGCGTTGGCAGCGAGAAGAAGATCGCTATGGTTCTTCTCAATAAATTCTGTTGCTCCAGCTGCCAAAGTCATAGATCCGATTCCTTGATAATCTGAATCTAATAGAGTAATAAGGTGAGCGCCAGTATCAGAATTGTACAAACGAACAACAGTTGCTTGACCAAAACTAGATGCAGTTCCAACAGTTGTTGGTAGAGCAGCTTGTGCTCCAAGAAGCAAAGTTCTTGCCATTATTCTTGATCCTCTTGCGATTCTTCATCTTCATACTCCTCTTCGGAGTCATACTCATACTCTTCTTCTTCGTCTTCTTGATCTGGCTCACCAAAAAGTTGGGAAGCAACAGACCCTCTCATACCATCAATTCTTTCAGACGACTTTGCAAAAAGAACGTCCTTAATCGCATCACTAATTTCGGATGCAGATCGATCATCAATGATCGCATCAATAATCTCAGAAGGAGTCATGGTGTTATTCAAACATGTATAATTTATTTATCTTCAATCAGATCTCGCCGCCTTTTGGGGGTTCAGTTTCTTTAGCGGGGACTTCCTCATCTTTAGGAACATCACCTAAATTTGTTGGTTGTCCATCAGCACCAACTCCTTCAAGTTCGGCTGGATCTGGGAGAATTCCTTTCTCAATCTCATCTTCGATTTGCTCATCAATCTCAAGAATTTCTTGATCTGTTTGTCTGAGAATATTTCTACGGACATACTCAACGGAGTAATATTTTCCGAGATAAGGTTCTACTTGAGCAACAACACCAAGACGGCTGTTCATCAACTCAGCGTCTTTTAATTCTGCAAATTGATTATCGTAAATATAATCAAACTGAATATGCTCACGCATCATATCCCAATCTTCGGGAGTAATGATGTTCTTAAGGAGCAGTTGAGTTTTGAGAAGATCTAAGAAGATGTTACTAAAACGCTTACGAAGACGGCCTACAAACTTAGCAAATTTCAATTCATCACGAAGAATTTCGGAAGAACGTCCTAAGTTAAATCCACCATCAGCAGCAATTCTAGATTCGGGAACTTGAAGAGATCTATAAAGTTTTTTCTGGAAATACTCTACGTCAGAAAGTTCACCAAGATTTTGTCCACCAGGAAGAGTTGTGATCTCTGTTCCACGACCACCCTCTCTCCTAGGAAGCCAAAAGTCTTCCAGCATGGACATGTATTTTCTATCATCACGAATTTCTCCAGTGTTAGCATCGTAAACTAATTTGTTACGATATCTATTCATAACATCCTTGAGGTATTGCTCTGCTTTTACCTTAGGAAGGTTACCAACATCAATGTAGAAAATTCTACGCTCAGGAGCACGAGAAAGTCTATAGATTACCAAAGAGTCTTCAATCATTCTAAGTTGATTGAGAGACTTAATTGCTTTGTGAAGATAAGAAAGTACAACAGATCTATTTCTATCTACAAGACCAGAAGTGCAATATGTGATAGAATCTTTTGTAAATCTAACTCCTTTTGTATCACTACCACCACCAGTAATTTGTGTTGGGTATATGTTTCTTGGAGTATATACAAAATACTCTTCGATATCTGGAGTTACACCTCTTGTAATTTGATCTACTGGATCTGCTGCGTTATTTAAAGAACTGGATTTAACAGCTCTTTGTTGTTCAGACAGTTTCTTTTCCTGCCTAACATAACGCATTTTAAGAGCATCGATAAATCTGATCTCTTGCAATCCTGCTGTAGGATTTTTGGTGTCAATAATTTTGTGATAGTAGATTCTTCCATCTACATACCAGTTTCTAAAAATCTCATGAGACTTGGAATCAAAATCTAAGAGATCTTTAATGTGTTTGAATTCTTTGCGAATGAGTTTTTTAATATCATCGCTAGCGTTGAGATTTTGTAGATCAACCGTAACGGGAGAATCATTTAGATCGGAAACAATAGCCTCATTGACGATATCTTCAATAGCACTATCACACTCGGGGTGAAGTGCCATCTCACGATAACGTCTAATTAAGTCACCTTCAGTTTTGTATACACCTTCAATGTCAACATACTGTCCATAAAATCCACTAGACAAATAATAGTCAACCCCATCCTCATTACTTTGAGGAATAGGGCTGACTACGCCGTTGGATTTTTTATTATCGGTGTCTTCAATTGAGAAGCCAAACAGCTTGGGCATTATCTAATTCCGATTTCTACCTTTCTATTTATGCTACCTCAACCAGTGATGTCTCCACCGTTTCCGTATGCTTCCCAGTACTGGACTTGAAGTTCAACAGTGAACTCCTCCAGAGTATCAGAAGAATCATACGAAAGTTCGATCTGGGAAACATTTGTGGGGAACACATCATAGAAACGATATGTTCTGATTGTTTCTCCTTCACGGTTCAGTTGGAATACATAAGCATCCGACTTGTAGTTGAGGGGATTGCTTTCGCCAGTGGCATCTGCTACGTTATTGATAGCATTCATCCACTTCTCGAATGCACCTCTGATAGCAAAGTCGGTGTCGTTGATAACGGTAACCGTCCAGGTATCAAAGGTTCTGTCTCCAGCAATCTTGAGGATTCTTCCTCTAAAAGGAACATCAATAGGAGCAACGTTGGAAGCAGGCAGCGCAGCTGCCTTTACCAAGAATCTTGCCTTATCAAGAACATTGTTATCTGCGGGGGCAATACCAGGAAACGCTAATGCTACCTCAAATAGATTAGGTCTGGCACCGCCACCAGTCAGTTTTGCTCTTAAAGTCACTGATCTTCCTTAAAGCCGGAGGGTTGAGTTGTTGTCTACTTGCCATTGTGGAACCTCTAGTCTTTTTTGATATTTAAGGAATTAAACGTTTCCGATGACTTCTTCAAAGTCAACTCCGCTGCGAGTGGCAACGAATGTCAGACCGATGAAGTTGATCGAGCGAGCGGGTTTGATGTAAATATCAGCCACGAACTCGTTACTGTCAATTACAGCAGCGGTGTTGTTTGTCTCGTCGCAGATAACGACGAAATCTGTGATACCTACGCTTAGATTGAACATCTCTGAGGAAAGGTTCAACCGTGTTGACGAAATTGCTTCTTGTAATCTCGTCATTGAACTCAAACAGTTGATCCTTGGCAGCGGCAGAGATTGCCTTCTCAAGGAACAGGAACAGACGACGAACGTTAATTCTGTCAAAGGCAAGAAGATTTAGCAAGAGCAGTTTTATCTCCGAAGAGAACAA